TCTCAGACGAAAGGGCAGGTTAACTTTTGCTGCCACGGTACCGCAACCCTACTTGGGGTTGTAATCGGATCCGGCTAAGTTTGCCACACTTGTCACCACACACAAAACAAAGGAAATAGAAAAACGAAATCATAACGCACAAATACAATTTTCATCACCTATGTGTAAAGCATACCTTGAGTCCACTTTTGTGAATCCTCAAAGGATGCCCCCTTTTGCACACTGTTTGCTCCTACTAGACCTGATTTTAGCACCAGGCCAACCAAGGAGTCTTTAGGCGTGAACTCCAACCTCTCCAATTTGCCAGTTGTTGGGTTTATGAAGTTCTCGCCACTGTCATTCCATGCATCCGCCTTCCTGATCACTGTTTCGAGCTTGTCCAATGGGGGATTGCCAAACGCGTCCATGAGGTACCCATCTTCACCCACCAGTGGGTTCCTCCTCGTGCGGTCGTAAGCTTCAAATGTCTTTTCTTTGTCGCCCCTATTGTTGGTCAAGTGGTAGAAGAAGACAACCAGAGAGAAGTCATTGTCGAAAACGGCTGGGTTATAGAAACCTGGCAAGAAAGAAAGTAACTTGTCATAGGCCGGCAATGGTCGTCGTTCACCAAAATCGATAGCCAGGCTTTTGTTGTTGCAGGCGAAGGCCATGGTGAAGTCAAATTTAGTTTCGTCCCACCGGTTCGTGAGGCGAATGTATTTGCCACTGACAGTCCTTCCAGTTCTACCCCTACGCTGCTCGGATGTTGCTCTATTTGAGTAAAACGTGCCAAAGGTGCCCCCTTTCCAGCCCACGGATCGTCCGGCATCAATGACCAAAGTGACCCCTGGTATTGTGATACCTGCATCTACAATTGTTGTGCAGATATAAACATTTGCAGCTGGGTTGATATTGGGCGTACGTTTTGATACAATGCATGTTGTCAACCCCTTACACTGCCGTTCCAGAGCAGAGGCAACAACATTACACAGCCTGTAACTAGGGAGGATCACCATTGTCTTCTCACCCAAATGCGATGCGACCTCGAGAACCACCTGTGTAGGTATATCCCTCATTTCTTTCTTCGTCTCCTCCAACACCGAAAAGCCAGCATTCCTTGATTTGGTTAGTCTCACTTCGGTGAAGAGGTCTCGACGGTAACTTGGTGGGGTCGCAGTCAACACAACCACCTGGCCTTGAAACTTTGTGAGCAGTAAAATCGAGGCTTCGTCTAACTCATGGAATTCGTCTAGCACCAAGATCTCATCCTTATCCAATTGGGTTAGGATTAGTTCAAGATAACCATGAGTCACGGCATTGATCTTGCCAGCTTGTAACCGTTCATCAGAGCCCGAGTACACCTTAGTTTGAGCAACTGGGTTTGTGGTCACAAGGATCCTCCTTGGCATGGATAAGTACACAGTCCTGTACTTACGCTTCAGGCAAACCACAAAATCTGTTGACTTCCCTGCGCCAGTGGAACTCGTGACCATTGGGACACCGCCCTGACGAAGGATTTCTTGGCACTTGTCCACAGAATCGGAATGGTCAAGTAGCTCCCATTCTCCGGCGGTTGAAACCACTTGTGCAGTTGGGTCCTTTTTAGTGGGCATAAGAACCCAGAACTCCCCTTGCATGACCAGGGAATGCGACATAGCAACCAACCCCACCCATTGGTTCACAACCTCCTGGAACCCATCAAGGTTTGGCCCATCCATCTCAGGTATGAGGTGCGTGAACTTGCCCCAGAGGGTCAGAGCCATGTGCTTCTGGAAGCTTTTCCTGTCCTTAGGTATCAGTGCCCCAAGTGATGTGCTGCTACACCCGAACATGGTGAAGTAGAACGAATTCAGATTCCCGTAAAACTCTGCTGTGATGGCCTCCAGTGAGGTGAATGCGCGGTAGAGGGGTCCAAGAATTGGAATTTTTGTTGCACTATGGTCCACCCACACAACGAACATGTAACACAAAAACAACAAGCCTATGCCAAAGTTAAGGCTTGGTATGTCATCCTCACTGTGTATCCACTCGTCACGCCTCTGCCAGAATTCCTCTAGTCGCAGGAAATCTGAAAAGGGGCTTTGTCTTGCCAGTCGCCTGAGAGTGGACAGGTCACTAGGCATACCAGCATGTACATACAAGTGGCGTTCCATGATGAACTCTTGGTCCATGTGCGCTCGACGGAAATCGGAAGTGTCTGCACCTTTATCCTCTGATTTGAGGGCGAAAGCCGCCCCCACCCCGGCCCAACGCTCAAGGAGCCTGGCACTAGCTGTTACTGACCCATCCCACGCAACTATATCTTCCTTAAGACCCTGCCAAAAAGTGAAGAGATTCTCACGCAAAGAAAGGCCTTCCCTATCAAATGGGACTGAGTCACCCTCTCCGGTGTACATCAACCGCAAGACATCTTCGTACTTACGTGGTCGAACCTGGGCCATGTATTTCCGGCCGGACTGGCGTTTGCTCAGGCGTGGTGCCAATTGGTCTTGTAAATAACGCCAGGCAATGGCATGCAAGTCCGGGTGGTGGGCACAGTTGTCTAAGAGTGAAACGGTTTTTGCCCAACGTGTGCGCAGGTCGCTTTTGCCTTTACAATCTGAGAATTTCATGACCAATCGTCCTTTATCATGTATTATTGCCACGGGTGGTGCATGCCCAATAACTTCCTTGACATGTAGCAGGTCGGACTCTTTTGTGGAAAACCATTTGGCCAAGAAAGAGATATCTGAGAGGGAATCAGAGGCCGCTTCCAGTTTGACATGGACACCCTTTGTGGCTAAGTAATCCTGCAGCACCTCCGGCCCAAAGACAGACCTAGGTAGACTTGTGGAGTAGAAGTTGTCGTCAGCAAAGTTTGTCAGCTTCACGGCCTCGTAAAACTCCGCTAGCGGCCGCTTTGTTTGCATCCTCCATGCATCCAAAAACATGACCTCAACATAGGAAGTGTTGGTGGGTGTTGTGGTAGCGTGACCGGTACTTGCACCCTGTGTCTTGAATCGGGACCTCCCGGTGTAAATGTCGACCAACCAAGAACAGTACAGGTTTTCAGCTGCAACATCCAGGAGCTCACAGATTTGGGTGTACTGTGGGTGACCCTCAAACCCTTTCTTTCTCAGTCTGGTCACCACATCATAGTAGTCCCAGCAAAGACGGCTATCCAGCGCTGTCACATCTGAAGCGTAGTGGTGTTTGAATGGTAGGTGCGCTTCGGCTTGTTTTGACATCCCACCATGTTGGGGGGAGACTCCCAGGC